CGCCGTAGCTCGCGTCGAGCCGCGAGTCGTGCATGCTGATGTGCTTGTCATCCGTGGTCAGGTCGAACGCGCCGCCGATTGACGCGTCACCCGCCGCATCCACGCTGCCGTCCCAGCCCACGGTCAGGGCGTTGGAGCGTGCGCTGTCTGATGTGCCGTTGCCGATGATGAGGGCATAGTTCCCGTTGGCATCCTCTACGTTGTAGTGCCCGATTGCCGTCTGATGATTCGATGCTGCGACGGTCTCACGCCCGTTGGCGTGGGAACACGGGCCGCTTGCCACGCAGGCCATCCCTTCGGCGTGCGCGTATTGGCCAGCTTCCGTATGGTAGCCCTCTGCGTGGGAGAACCCTCCCCTTGCGACCGTGCTGGACCCTTCGGCATGCGACGCGTACCCATAGGCGCGCGTTCCGTCTCCCTCTACATATGCGAATGGCATCGTGGCCGCGACATCATCCCCAAAAGCGTACGACATAGGCGCAACAGGGTGGTTGTCGCTCCTTATTCCGAAGGTGTACGCCTTGGCGCGGCTGTCCTCGGTCGTGTACGTTATTGCGACTTCTGACCCATCGGGGGCTGGGCCGTCCGTCAGGTAGACTTTCTGGCGAATCACCGCGTTTGCGACGCTCGTGCCATCGACCTTTACATCGAGCGTCGTGAGGCTCGGGTCTGGCGAGAGGCTGATGGTGAACTGCGTGGTCGTGCCGTCCCCGACGAACGTCTCCGTGACCTCGACCTGGCCCGTCCTGTCGCGCAGGTCTGACACGTGGAAGTAGCCGACGCCCTCCTTGTCCACCAGCTCCAGGCTGTGGTAGTCGCCGACCATGTGGCTCTCGCCCGTCACGCCGACCTGGAAGCCGTCCTTGCCGAAGCTCGCGGTCACGTTCGCCGCAGCATTGCCCTGCCCGTCGAAGAACGCGATGGCCGAGCGCGTGATGCTCACCAGGTTCTTCAGCGCGGTGCGCAGCAGGATACCCAGGCTGTTCATCAGCAGGTTGTGGTAAGGCTTGGAGTCCGACACGTCCGCGAACGGGTTCGGCTTGGCCTCTTCGGCTTGCCAATCCTCTTTGGTTATCTCGGTCACGTGCGCGCCGTTGGAATCCTCCCAGAAGTGCTGTCCCGTGGCCTGCGCCACCGCCTTGGCCTCCGTCGCCGCCTGGGATGCGAGGTCGACTTCTGATTGCATGCGGTCGCCCCACCCAACGGGCGACATCCCCAACGGCGCGCCGCTGCGCATGAGCACTGGGATAACGTCGCCTTCGCGCGCCGAACCTATGATGGGAATTTCCTCGATGTTCTCGATTACATCTGGCTCGACCTCTTGCTCGCCGCCGTCTTCCGCATCTTCGAGAACGATTTCGTCGTCCCCGTCTTCCGTTGGCAGTATGTCCTCGTCTGGCGGATACCCTATGGAATCTGGTTCTGGCTCGTCGGCGACTTCGCCATCTGGAAGTTCTTCAGGAGCTGACGGCTCGACAGGTTCCTCGGGGTCGTAGCTCTCGTCGCTTATCGTTATTTCCTCTTGCTCGTCTTCGGTCGGCATGATGTCGTCGACTTCCGCACCCTCGCCGTCAATCGGAACGACTTCGTATTCGTCCATCACTCAACCTCCTGCGGCGCTTCTGGCTCGTCGTCGGAAGCATTGTCGCTTGACGATTCGAGGCCTTCGTATGGGTTGTAGGGCGCATCCATGTACTCAGACCATTCGTCGTCTTTTATCAGGTCTTCGCGGTCCTCGTCGTACATCTCCAACAGCTCGCCCTGCCCGTCTCGCTCTTCTGGCGTCTCGTCGCCGTCGATGTCTTGCGAAAAGCGCACCATTACGGAACCGCCGTCAGAATCAGCCTCTGCGACAGCGTACATGAGAACCGCATTCACTCCATCACTTCGCCCGACTGGCGCTGGAGTCGGCACGAGGAAATCTGATATCGCTAAAGCCATGTTTCCCACTGCTGTCCCCTCTCCTTAAGCTCTGCGGTGTGCTGCTCCATGTCCTTATCGGACGAAACAACCAGCGTCATAACCCCCATTGGGCCGCTCAAATCCATCTCTATGCTGGTGACGACACCATAGCTATATGTCGATTTCCCATCATCGTTGACGCGCATGAACCCGATTCGGTTATGCAGTCTAACCCTGCTGTATGGAGACCTGAACTCGTATTTCATGCCGCCCCTCACGGCGCTGGAAAGCCTTCTCTTCGCCGAATTGTCTAAAACCGTTTTCGTTGCTTCGGACGTGTTCCCCATTCCAGTCATCGGCGGGTTGAGCTTGTACGTTCTCGAGACGACGCGCCCGACCTTCTGCTCGGACCCAGCCAGCGCGCTTGCGAGTCGTGCGCTCCCGTATTTCTGCGTTTCGACTGTCTGGGTCTTCCCAGATGTGTCGGTTTCCTTCTGCTTGCTGACATACATCACGGTGGCGGTGTTCGGAATTCCGAACGTCTTCCCGCTCTCGTCAATTTCGCCGATGACCGCTGGGAAGTACGAGTTCGATTCCCCGTTTTTCTTGTACTTGTAAAGCGTGAGCTGCCCATATTCGTTCACGCTGATTTCACCGCCGCACCAATCGGCGCATTTCTGCAGGACGTCCATTGCCTTCGTGCCGAAGTCGAATGTGGTGGTCGCGAGAACCTGCTTGTCGTGTACGTCGAGCAGATACTCGCCGCCGAACTTCTTCATGCACGTCCTGAAGAACTCCAGCACCTGAGACTTGCCGACGTTGTAGCCGATGGTCATCGGCTTGTCCAGCAGGTAGTCCTCATACCTCTGCAGCATGCTGACGAGCTTCACCTTGCCCGTGTACAGCCCGTTCTCCCACTGCCCGTCGTCGGGGTCGGCGTAGTACGTGCCGAGAAGGTCCCGCTCTTCCTCTCCCCTAAGAGACATGCAGTAGTATACTCGGATATACCTGTTGACGGGCAGCGACGCCCTTACCAGGTCGAGCTGTCCGCTGGCCTTCGTCGTGCTGTAATACTTCCAGGACAGCTTGCCGCCCCGCACCCCATCGAGCTTGACCCACTTTCCAGTGGACGGCGACTCATTTGATGGACAGGAATAGGCCTCTATCCATGCCGTGCGGCCCGATTCAAGCAGGTCAATCATCACTTCACCAGCTTCCCAGATACCGATACCTTGCGGCTGCCCTTCTGCACCGCCCCGATGCTTATCTTGTCTACGGCAACTGTGTGCATGCGCCCGTCATAGCCCCTGTAGACGTACATGCCAGGGTTGTCCATCAGTTTCTCCCATGCTTTCAGCCCACTGTAAGCGTTGATTGAGACGGTCTGCTCGCTTATGCTGAAAGAAAGCGAGAAATCGACCATGTGGCCCTTCCCGAATACCACGAACGGCTTCGAGAACCCCTGCAGAAGCTCAGCCTGCATTTCCCTGCTGGAACCGAACGCAGGCCCCATGTCGCCCAGGGCATAGGCGGCTATGCCGTCCTGGTCCTTCGTGCCGAACAGTCCAGAGAATCTTCCCGTACTGATGGTGTACGATGCTGCTTTCGCTTTCGTCTTCTTGTAACGGTTTCCGAATGTGACCGTCACCATGAGCGTTTTGTTCAACTGGCACTGCTTGAACACGGCGGTCAAGACGGCTGTGGTCGTGTTCATCACGTCGAGATTGCGGCTAACGGTATCGGGCGACACCGCGTATGACTTGCCGTTCCAACTGTAGGTCAACGCTATCTTGGCGCTGTTTATGTCGTCGTCCGCATCGGTCTTGTAAGCCCGAACCGTGAGCGCGCCAGTGCTCTGGGAATACGCGAACGTGATTCTAGGCTCGCCGATGTCCGCATCGGAGCTTATCAGCATCATGGGGCTGTCGAGCTTCGTCTGGGCGCCGTCCACTGTCTGGAGCCACGCGTTGACCGTGATGCTCTTTCCAAGCTCTGGCATGGCCTTGAGGTCCGTCCCCACCTTGAGCCTGAGCGTGCCTGGGCTGTAGCCAGTGCGTTTCGGGCAATCGGTCATGTTGCCACGGGCGCTGTCGTTCTGCGGCGCCTTCGCCACTGTGGCCCTCATCAGCTCGCGCCCGTCTTGGATGAGGCTCTTGACGTAGAACTTGCGTCCCCTGTCCCACTTGTAGTTGAAGTCGACATCCACGCAGTCCGCGCCAGCCTGGACCAGGCACTCGTCGAGGACTTCCGCCCTTCTGTACAGGTAGAGGTTCCCAGACGATACCCAGTCACCGTGCTTCCTGTTCTTCGCATCATACGTGCGCACTCTCACCTGTACGCGGAAAGCGTCGTACGACGCGCCCATCGCAACGTTCGTGTAGTTGAAGAGCGTCTGGTAATCGTTCTTGCTCGTACCCATGTTGGACTTCAACCACGTGTCTGGGTCCGTCGTTGCGTCCTTGGGTATGCCAGACACCGCGACTGGGTTCTTCCATGCGCTCCACTTGGTCCACGTCGCACCCTTCGCCTTCTCCTGTGCGAGCGTGTATCGATAGCACCACCTGTACTGGACCTGATAGCAGTACGCCTTGCTCGTCGGCTGCCTCATGCCGACCTTTGCCGTGAATTTGCCAGTTTCCGCCGTGTAACCCTTCGTGAAGCTGGTTCCCTTGCTGATGTCGCTGTAGAAGGCAACCTTGCTCACCCTGGGCAATTTCGTGTTTATGGTAGATTTCGCCGTCATCACATGCCCCCGTTCCTCGCCAGCTCGTACATGAAATCGCGGAAAAGCTGGTTGATTCTCGCGTCGTCGTTGACCCGCGCACCGTCGATGTGGATTACGATTGACGGCGCGGCCTGGACCGCAGCGCCCGCGAGCGCCAGCCCGTTGCCAGACGTGAGCGGCGCAGTCATGTCCGCCATCATGCCAGGCAGGTCTGGCATGTACTTGTCGTATCCTTCGCTAAGGCCTTCCATGGACATTTCGCCAATCCATTTGAAGAGCTTCGACGGCGATGCGATGCCGAGGAAGCTCTTCGCGCTGTCCACCGCCCCCTGCAGCCCGCCGATGAGCGTGTCGCCGACCGAGCCGATGTTCGCCCAGATGCCGTCGATGAGGCCCTGCACGATGTCGCGGCCCATGTTCCACATGTCGGTCCCCAGGTTGCCGAGCGCCGCCATGATGTTGCCTGGCAGGTCGATGAAGAACTGCTTCACTTCCTCGATTTTCTGCGATACGGACTCCCGCAGGTTCTCCACCGCGCCAGACACCGTCTCCCGCAAGCCCGCGAAGAACGCGCCGACCTGCTCGATTGCTGCCGCTATGCTGCCAGGCACGCCCATGACGAACGTCACGAAACCGAGTATCACGTCCGAGCACACCTGGAAGGAGACCCTTATCCCCTCGAGCGCATTGTTGACGATTGTCGTCACGCCCTCGAAGTCGGAACCCATGCCCCCGAACGCACCGCCGAGCGCCGTCGATTTCACGTTCATGTCGTCGAACGCTGGCCCGAACGTGGAGCTGACGAACTCGGTGAACGGCGATATTATCTCCTGGAACGTCTGGAACGTGGTGGCGCACGTGTCGATGACGTCGCGCACGGTGGCGACGGCGTTGCCCATCGTCTCGAACTCGTTCTTGAGGACGGCGAGGAAGGTTGCTATCACTGGGGTCGCTTTCTCTATGAACGCGGCCAGGTCGTTGAAGATGTTGCCAGCCGCCTCGCCAGCGCTCCCCGCGTCGTCTGGGAGGTCCAGCGCGTCGTGTATCGCAATGCCGAGGTTGCCCAGGGCGTCGGCCATCCTGCCGAAGTCCGCCGTCTCGGTGAACGCCGTGACGAACTCGTTCACGGCCTGCGCGATTTCCCTGAACACCTCGGCGAGGCTCTGCCCAGCCTTGAACGCCTCGCTGTTAGCGAGGTTGTCCCCTTGCTCCTTGACGAACCCGAGCTTGTCGCCGAGGTCGTGGAGCACCCCCGACACGTCCTGGGCCACCATGTCAGCCTTGTCAAGCGCCTCCGCCATCTTGTCGAACGTGCCGCTCGCCGCGTCGGTCTCGTCTGCCGTCGGGATGAGCACGTCGAGGAAGCCCGATATGAAGTCGATTGCGTTCCTGAAACCCTCGCCGACCTTCTGCGCGAAGTTCTGGAACGACTCGGATTCGACAATCCTGGTCACCTGGCCTATTCCGTCCGTGGCCCCCTGCACGAACTCGCGAAGCGTCGGCGTCAGGTTGTCGCTTATCGCAATCTGCAAGCCCTCGAATGCGCTCTTCAGGTAGGTGATGTCGCCCTGGAGGTTGTCCATCTGCGTCTCGGCCATCTCCTCGGCGAATCCCTCGCAGTTGGCGATGGAGTCGGCGACCTCGTTCCACCTGTCGGCGTTGGTCCCGAGCAGCGCGTTGACCGCCGCGAGGTCGTACTTGTTGAACATCTTGGCGAGGCGTTCGGTGCGCTCGCTGTCGCTCATGCCGTCCATCGCGTCCTGGATGTCGAGCATGATGTCCTGGAGCGGGCGCATGTTGCCCTCGGCGTCGAAGACCTGGATGCCAAGCTCCTCGAACTGCTGCTTGGCCTTGTCGGTCGGCGCCGCCAGCCGCATGAGGATGTTGCGCAGGGCCGTGCCGCCCTCGCTCGCCTTGATGCCGTTGTCGGCCAGGAGCGTGAGCACCTGCGCCGCCTCGCCCGTCCCGCCGCTCAAGGTGCGGGCGGTCGCGCCGACCGTCAGCATGGCGTCGCCCAGCTGCGATACGGATGTGTTGCCAGTCGCGGCGGCCTTCGCCATCTGGTCGACCATCGTCTGCGTTTCCTCGATGGACAGGCCGAAGGCGCTCTGCGCGTCCGTCACCATGTCTGATGCGGTCGCCAGCTCCATGTTGCCAGCGGCGGCGAGGTTGAGCACGTTCGGCAGCATGCCCATCGACGTCTCCGCATCGTATCCAGCGAGCGCCATGTAGTTCAGGGCGTCCGCCGCCTGGGTCGCCGAGAACATGGTCGTGCGGCCCATCTCCTGCGCGAAGTCGCGCAGCTCCCCTATCTGGTCGACGGTCGTCCCCATCGTGGCCGCAACCTGCGACATGGACGAGTCGAAGTTCATGCCCGTCTGCACGGCGTTGACGCCGAATGCGGCGACGGCGGCGGTCCCAGCAGCCATTGCGAGTCCAGCGGTCTTCGCCGCCGTTCCGAGCTTGTTGCGGACAGACGTCGCTATTGAGTCCAGGCCGTGCGTCACCTTGTCGTCGATTCCGACCTTGACGAACAGCTCGAGTAGGTTCAAGTCACACCACCTCCAGGCCAGCCCTGTCAATCACGTCGTCGATTACGGATTGCGCGTCGAAGTCCCTGGCCTTCGGTGGTGCGGCGTACCTCGCATCTGTGCCCAGGAGGATTCTCAGGTGCTCGGTCACGAGCACTCTGAACCTCTCGCGGTCGCGGTGCTCCCTGGCCCTAGCCCCCACGTAGCGCATCGCCGCCCTGACGCTCTGCGGCCCTCGGTACTCGCCGAGGGCCTGCCAGGCTACATCTCCGTATGTCCCTGCCGTGATAAAAAACCGATTGAATCCCAGTCGGACATGACGAGCGCGAACAGGTCGCCGATTACGTCCCCGCTCTCCGCGTACTCCTCCGC